TTTGCTTTTGTTCTACTTGTATAAGAAAATGATGTTCTATCATTATTATATACTAAAGCTGGAAAATTATTAGTAAAACCTAAATAACTATTATTATCATGGTCTTTTGATATATATAAACTACCTGTATTTATAGCAAGTTGTATTAAATCAACATTTAAGTCTATTAAAGATATTTCATAAAATTTACCTATTATATTTTGTACTTTATTTTTATTATATTCTATACCAATGACTGTATTTGTAAGTTCATAAACATTAAATACTTCATGCTTATCCTTATATGCATTTTCTTTTCTATATAAATAGCCTGTGTTAGAATTTGGATCTGTTTTTTCATATTTATATTTTTCAAAATGTGAAAATATTTCTGTTCTATTAATCTTACATTCATATAATTCTTGTAATTTACGTATTATATCCATATTATTTTCACGATTTGTTTTTGATGCGCGCCAGTTTCGACTTAGACTTGCATATGGTGTTTTATTATATATTGATCTTATAGTTGATGGGGATCTAGGACTGCCTCCAGTTATATTTTTCCTACTATATTTAAATTTTTTGTTCTTTAAATTACGACTATATTTTTTCACATTACTTTTTTTTTTAATCATTACTTTTGTTTTCGTATATTTATTCATTTAAATTTATATATTAAGCTTATCCTTAAATAAATGGGTGTGTTTATGAATTGATAAAACTAAAAGCTATGTTTTAAAGCCTAGAACTTATTTTACTGTTATTATATTTAAATATATATTTATATTTAATAATTTAATTTAATTAAATAACTTAAATAATTAAAAATAAATATCTACTTTAAATATAATAACGGTCAAATAAGTTCAAGGCTTTTAAAAGCTCTTTGTGTTTATCAAATAATAAACACAACGTTTATTTAAGGATAAGCTTATTATATATATATAAATGAAAAAATATACTAAAACAAATAAATACAAATCTAAAGTAAATAAATACAAATCTAAACTAAATAAATACAAATCTAAAGTAAATAAAGATTTAAGTATAAGTTCTGACGCTAAAAATAAACAAAAAAGATTACGTATTATATTTGATTATTCACCTAGTTTAAATAATGACGCTATTATCTATAAAAATGAATTTATAAAACAAAACTATAAAGTAGAATTTAAATTAATAGACTCAATATTTCATAATACTAACTCTATAAAAATTAAGAAAGAAGCTTATTATGATGTAAATTTGTTTCTGGAACTACTACCTTTTAAATGTAAACAAATATTTCCATCACATACTAATCTATTTATGCCAAATAATGAACTTTTCATAGATACAAAAGAAGATAATAAAAAACAAGGTAAAAAAAATAAATATGGTGATATATTTATATATGATAGATATGAAGAATTAAAAAGTATTGATTTTGTATTATGTAAAAGTGAAATATCTTATAAATTCTTTAATTTTATTAAGAATGAAAAGCGTGAAACACAAAAGTTTAAAATAAATAGATATAATTATCAAACAATCTATACTAAATTTACATCTATTATTATGAAAGAAATACAAGCTAAATATAATCATAATGATAATAATACTATTAAAAGTCATCAACATGATCCTAATTTATTTATACATTTAGCAGGTAAATCAAGCTTTAAAAATACAGCAGATTTAGTTTATTGTTGGATAAAAAATAAAGGTTTTTTAAATATTGATCCAAATATTAAATTAGTAATTACATGTTATGGTGATTGTTTAAAGTGGTTTAGAATAAATTTAAAATGGTATGACAAAAACTATAATTTTGATACTGATCCAAATGTAATTATGAATAAAAATAAAACAATTGCAATCTATAAAAATATGACTATTTATTTTAAACCTATAGAACCATTAACAGATTATATTGATATAATAACAAAAGCAAATATTGCTATTTGTATTAGTTATAAAGAAGGATACGGACATTATATTAATGAAGCCAGATATATGAAGAAATTTATTATTACTATGGATTATCCACCAATGAATGAATTGGTTAAAGATAAAGACATAAGTAAAACTAGTAATGGTATACTATTAAAAAATAAATCACGCTTTAGTAATAAAACTGCTGCTTATAAAGGCAATCATTTTGAATTTTATGAAGCTTTTCCAGATATGGTCGAATTACGTGATAGTATTATATGGTGTATTAAAAATAAGACTAAATTACAACCTTATTGTGAAAATGGAAGACAAATGTTTCTGGATGATAAATATTTTTATGAAGATAAAATGAAACAATTTATACAGAGTAAATTATAGATTTTTATTAGTTATTTAAGTTTTATTAATTTTTATAAAATAATATCTGGATTATCTATAAATAAATGAATGTAGTTTATTTAGTGAATAATATAATCTATATTTTTATTTTTTTTAAATTTTTAATTTTTAATTTTTATTTACTCATTTACTCATTTATAAAATAACTTTACTAAATTTGTCTTTAAAATTTTCATAATCTTTTAATGATTGTTGGTAAGCATTATTACCTAATTGTTGTTTTTGTTCTGTAGTCATATTTAATATTCTAGTAATACTATTATATAAATCATTAATAGTAGTTTTATAAGTTCCGTAAAGAAATTTATTATAAATTTTATCTTTGGTAAAATATTGCGTCCAACCAATGGGTAAAAGTTGTCTCATCGATGGACCTTTTGATGCTTTAACTAATATACCTGTTTTCCCATCTTTAATTAATTCATTCATAGGTGGAGCATCAAGAGTAACAACGACGGATTTTGATCGACGACCTTCATCTATATATTGACCCCAACCTTCAATTAAACTAGGGCACATATGAACATCAGCAATAGATTGTAAAAATTGTATAACATTATATTCTACAATTGTATTACAGAAATAGATAGAACCCAGTTTTTCAAATTGTGGTAGTTTAGTATTAGAATTAGTATTAGCATTAGTATTATCATTAGTATTAGCATTAGTAATATTTATCCATTCTTCCCATTTATTTAAAATTATAATTGGTAATGGTTTTATTTTTGGGCTTAATGATTTCCAATATTTAAATAAATTAGTATTGCCTCCTGTTTTATCATTTCCTGTTATAATTAAAGGATGTTGAATGTTTTTATATATCCAAGTATTTATTAATGTTTTTGTTCCTTTTAGAGGGCTAGAACCTACAATATGTATAAATAAATTTGGCAGTTTCTCAATTTTATCACTATGGTTAAATTGATTATTATTACCAAAACCTACATATTTAGCACTAGTAATACCTAAATGGGTTAATGTTTTAATACTTTCTTGTGTTTTACATAAAGGTATAATAGTTTTATCTTTCATTCTCGCTATATCCCAATCTTGAATATATTCTTGATTTATGAATATATATGATTTATCTGCTGGGAATGTTTTAAGAGGATATTCCAAAGAGATATGTTCTATAAAAATTTGTATAGATACTTTTTTAAATAAATGTGATTGTGATTTAGTTTGTAGTTTAGTTTTAATATCATTATATATAACAACTTCTACTTTTCCACCACACTTTTCAATAATTTCTTTAATAGTATCTTTATCTGCTACAATTCCACCAATATTATCTTTAATTATAATACGTGCTGTAAAGATTTTACTTTGTGTTTTTTTAGTTTTACTTTGTTTTTTACTTTTTTTACTTTGTGTTTTAGATTGTTTACTTTGATTTTTATTTGTTTTACTTTGTGAGTTTTTAGTTCTAGACATAATAATAGTGTATTTAATATATAGAAAGATAAAAAATGACACAAAATTGAAAAAATGACAACAAATATTTTTTAATATTTATATAGTCAACAGTACAGATAACTTCTGAAATGGCTTTTGAAATGTGCACATACACTATTAGTACTTTATTTGAACCTTCTTCAAACGACAAATGTTTTCCGCCACAAGATGTCATCCCCATTGTTTGGTAAAAACTCATTGACCTGTCAAATACAATTTTGCTGAAATCAAGTAAAATATGTAGAGCTACAGAGAGCTAAAGCTCATGCGATGAGATGCTTTTAGAACTCTATTGTAGAAATGACTAGGCCTATTGTAAACAAATCCGTATCTCACTTCAAGACATGTAGAGGACGACTTCACACTAGAACTAGTTCTTATCTTATTTTTTTATATTAGTGATAAAAATAGAAAAAAAAAAGAAAAATTAAAGAAAATTGATTTTTATTTTTATTTTATATGAAATGTGTTTTTATGAATATTAACTATTAAACAATTAATTAATAAAAAGTATAAATTTCCCTTCCAGTCATCATCTATTAATTTATACTTTATGTTAATGTTTATAATTTATAGTTTAATATTTATAAGAATAAAAAAACCATCAAATGATAGTTTTTTTTATGTTTTAAATCTAAAATATAAAAATTGAATATAAAAACAAATTTACTTTAAATACTATTACATACTATTACAAACTATTAATTGTATAATAAATTTAATATAATGACTTAATTGAGAGAAATGACGGAAACTTACACATATATTGAAAAAATAATATTAGATTTAGAAACTAAAATAGATAAAAATGCGATTTATTTAATTAAACAAAATCCTATGTATAATGGGGCTTATTTATATACATTAAATCGTTATAGAAATTTATTATTAAATGAAGTTAAACAGTACAATTCTAGTTTAGATATGATTAAAACATGTATGTTGTCTAATACAATACCTATTGAAACTAAAGAAGTTGATTTATATTTATTAAAACAGATGAAAGAACATTATTTTCCAGGATTAATTGAAACGTGTAAAAAGATTGCAGATCTTCCTCTTATTGAGCAAAAAACGCCTGAATGGTTTAAACATCGTGAGACTATGATTTCGGCAAGTGATGCAGGATATTTTTTAAATAAATGTGGTATGTCAAGGGCAATTAGTTCATTAAAAATTAAAGTTGGTGTTAGTTCTTATGTTAGTTCTAGTGCTCCTCCATTAATGCATGGTAATACATATGAAGATGTTTCCAGAGCAATTTATGAATCACGTAATAGTGTATCTGTCACAGAATATGGTATTTTAAGGTCTCCTACTGATTGTATTGGAGCAAGTCCTGATGGTATTATTACTGCCTGTCATAAAGATACATATGAATGTAAATCTAAATTTGGTCGACTTTTAGAAATTAAAAATCCTTATAGTCGTGAAATTGATACAACTATAAAACCCGAGTATATGGTTCAAATTTTACAACAACAATATACTACTCAAATACCTATTTGTGATTTTGTTGAAACAACAATAGTTGATATTAATTGTCATTCTTATGCTTCTAATAATAAACCTTATACGTCATTAGATGAAATGTTAGCTGATAAATTAGATATGAGTAATCCAAGTTGGGAAAAACGTATTAAAAATAAAAATATTCCTAAAGAAAATCTTAATAAAATGGGTTATGAAAAAGGTCTTGTTATTTGGTATAAAAAGATATTTAGTGATATTGATATACGTCATAAATATGTTGTGTATCCATTATTTTCTTCTTATGATAAACAAATTATTGAAAAATGGATTGTTGATATGAATGGAGAAAATTTTAAAGATGGATTTATGTTTGTGACTAATAAATTTTGGCGCTTAGATGTTTATAGTGAAAAAACCGTTGTATATGATACTAACATATTTGAAGGAGAATATGTTCCTAAATTATGTAAAGCCTGGGATGTTATTTGTAAATGTAAAGATATTGGATTGAAAAATGGTAATATTCTAGAGTATATTGAAGAATTAGAGAAAAATTCAGAATCTGTATTTTACAATCCAAATAAAAGAGCAAAAAAACAGAAAATTACAAATAGTGATTTAAATACATTTAATCCAACAAATAGTATTGAATTGGATTTTTAGACTCTTATATATTTAGAGGATATAAAATAATAGTAATTAATTGTAATTGTAAAGGTATAGTTTGTAATCTATTACAAATAGTATTTAAAAATGAGTTATTTGTTTGTAATTTATTTGGTTTAGTCGTTTATGTATACACATTTATATCAGCTGTGATTACTGTGTTTGGTGTAATTACTGTTTCTTTATTAATCACGGTTTCTGGTCTAATAATTGTATTGTCATTTATTGAATTGTTATTATTATTTATAGTTTTATTATTATCATTTATAGGATTATTATTATCATTTATAGGATTATTATTATCATTTATAGGATTATTATTATCATTTATAGGATTATTATTATCACTTATACTTTTATTTTTTATTAAATTAGACCATTCTTTAATACTATAGTTATTTGACATAGATAAATTACAATTTCCACAAATTGGTTTTAAATTATCAATATCAAGTGTTCCTCCTTTTGATTCAGGAATATCATGCCCTACTTGAAAATTAAAGACATTAATTATATTATTACACCAAGATACATAACATTTATTAGAAAATACTTTAGTATTATGTGTTGTCCAAACTAATTCTCTAATTCTTTTTGGTATTGTTTCTTTTTTTAAATGTTTAGTTTCAATAATAGTTTTATTAATAGATTGTATTTTAGTTTGTTTATTATTAGTTTTAAGTAAATTAGTTTTATTGAAAATTTTATTATTTTTATTATGTTTATTAATTCGATTGTTAATTTTATTGTTATTTTTATAATATTTTATATAATCTATACTTGGTTTCAATTTCATAGTAATATTATGCGTAAATGAATTTAATATATTTCTTGAAAAGAGATGATTCATTTTAAATAATGAATATTTTTATTTTATATATTTTATTTTATTAATTTAATTTTTTTATTTTATGATTATAACTTTTTAGTTTATTTATAACGATTTAATTAATTACGTTTTTAAATAAATAAAAAATTAAATTAATAAAAAAATTAAATTAATAAAAAAATTAAATTAATAAAAAAATTAAATTAATAAAAAATTAAATCTAATAAAAAAATTAAATTAATAAAAAAATTAAATCTAATAAAATAATAATAAATAATTATAAATTATTCTATAACTTATTTAAATTAAATACAATATGCCTTCTTCTAATAATAAACGAAATAGTTCTCGTAATTCTCGCTCATCTTCTAATGGAGATTGGACTATGATTGCCTTTTTAGGTTTAGTCGTTGTCTTATTTGGTTCTTATTATATGGCTAGTAAAAGCAATCGTGCTAATGAAGCTTTTGAAAATGGTGCTCCTGATTTAAAAGCAGCTAATGGTGAAACCATTGTTGCTCTTTTTTATGCTGATTGGTGCCCCCATTGTGTCTCTTTTAAACCTCATTATAAAAAAGCAATGACCGAATTAAACGGCAATGACCATAAAGGTAAAACTTTACGTTTTGTTATGGTTGATTGTGATAAATATAAATCACTTGCTAAAGAAAATGATGTCAGTGGTTTCCCCAGTGTTAAACTTTTAAATGATGATGGTTCTAGTGAAGATTATGATGGAGAGCGTTCATTTGAAGGTTTAACCAGTTATTTTTCTTAAAATTGGTTTAATTAGTTTAGCTAATACTTTATTCTAAATTAGTTAAAGTAACATTATAAGCAATTTTTATAATATCATCAATATCTGAATGTGTTGCGCTTATTTTAAGAAATGACATAATATCACTAGGTATTTCAATATTAATAATTTTATATTTATTATTATTTAGTTTTGTTTTTTCTATTTTTTTATTAAGCATACATTTGGATAATGTTCTTGTAAATAAATTTACATATTCAGATATATTAATTGATTTGTAATTATCTTTATTTATAGTTTGTCCTTGATTAATTAAATAAAAACCAATTACTGATAAACTTTCTTTTGTTTCTTCAGTTTGATTTTCTTTTATACTTTCTCCACTCTTAGTTTTTTCTTTGGTATTATTTTTTTTAGTTTGTGTATCTTCATTTATTAATTCGTGTTTAGTTTGTATATCTTCATTTATTATTTCAGGTTTCATATTGGGTTTAGTAGTTGTAATAGATTCCGTAATAGAATTATTATTTATTGTAGTTGTATTATTTATTGAGTCCATATCAATAATACTATCAATTGGTAAATTATCTAAAATACCACCATCACAATAAATATCATTATTGATTATGATTGGTTCAAATATAAAAGGTATTGCTATTGAAGCACTTATTGCTTTATGAATAGGTAAATCTGGATAATAATCTTTATTTAATAGTTCAAATTTATGTTGAGTTAAATTTGTAACGCCTATTTGTAAATTTATATTATATTTTTCATAGAGCTGAATAAATGTAAAATTATCATTATTCGTTTTATTATAAATACATTTTTTTATAAATAAGTTAAATTTATTTCCTGATTCAAAACCTTTTTGTGTTGTAAAATTTAGTATTGAATCAACATTTATTTGTAAGTAATCTTTAAAAACCATTTGTTTTACAATTAAATTTAATTCATTTGATGTATAACCTAATGCTAATAATGCCCCAAATATAGCACCAGCACTACTACCTGTAATACTTTCTATTGTTTTAATAACATTTTTTTCTTCAAAATATTTAAATAATCCTATATAACTAATACCTAATAATCCACCTCCAGATAAAACTAAATGTTTTAAATTTATATGTGTCATTTTAAATTTTATTTGTTTTTATTATGTCTTGCTATTTTTTAATACTGTAATTTAATATAAATAATGTAAATTAATCTATTAAAATATTCTAGATACTTTAACTAAAATAGTTTTATATTAAAATATAAATATTATAAAATGAAATTAAAAAATATAATAAAAGTTTAAATTAAACATTAAATTAAATAATTGAAATTAAGTTAAATTTAAAAGTTGGCTTCATGATTTAATACTTTTCCACCACCAGGGACAGCTTGACGCATACCTTGTTGCGCAGGTTCCATATCACCTAAGTAATTAAATTGGTCAAGGGGTGAGGCACATTGATTTTTTTGTTGAGATGAAGGCCATGCTTTAGGCATTTCAGCACAATCTGAATTAGGTTGAGAATAAAATTTGCGACCAGTTCCAACACCATTAATATCATTTAATACCATTTTACCAACACGTCCATCGGTAACAAATTTATATTTCTCTGGTAACATAGTTCCATTTTCAAAACCTTCTTTAGAATCGGCAATGGGACAGGGACCACAACAATTTAATTTACATGCAACATTACGATGACGATCCATTAAAGCATTGGCATTTTCTTGAAGAAACACACGATATTGAAGAGAATTGCTAATGTTATTATCCGCTCTAATTAAATCATTAATAAAATTACTCGGACGGTAATCAGTAAAATGACGACCATCAGCCATACGAGGGGGACATTGAAAATGTTTATTATCACTAGATTTAAAGCAAGTATCCATTTTATTTATAGTATTTTAATATTATAATAATTTATACGTTATAGTTTTACTAATATAGTATTTATTATTTATCAATATTTTAATTTTTAGAAAATAAATATTAATTTAAAAAATATTAGAAAATGTTTAAAATAATTAATCTAAAAAATTAGAAAATGTTTTTAATTAATATTAAATAAAAATGAATTAAATACTAATTATTATTATTATTGTTATTATTGTTATTATTGTTATTACTATTAATTGGTGTGGGTTTTTCTACTTGTGGTTTTTCTACTTGTGGTTTTGCTACTTGTGGTGTCCCTCCATATTCTGCTGCTTGTTGATTAGCTATTTGTTTTTGAGATTTTTCATAATCGTGTTGTTGTTTTTTTTGTAATTGTCCTATAATAAAACTATTGAGTAAATCATTAGATACTATAATTTTAGCAAATTTAATGGCTACATATATCATTAATATTAATACTATAGTAATTATTATGGCTTTGAAATAATATATATTTTGTTTTAACCAAGATGTTGAACTAAGAGAGTTAATAGGAGAAACAGTTGCTTGAGGATTTATTTCTTTTTCTATAGTTTCATCACTCATATCTTGAACGTTATCAAAACTAGAGTTGGAATTATAAAAAATATTAATATCTTTTGGAGTTTTTTGTATAGGTCTTATATTCTTATTACCTGGTCCAAGCATATATTTAACCGTATCTATAATATTTTGTGCGATGGGAACAATTTCTTCAAATATAATAAAGGTCCAATTAGGGTCACAAGGTGGATAAGGTAATGTTCCTTCATAATAAAAAAAAGATTTTGAACTTGGAAAGAGTTGTTCTGGGTTCCAATTACTACTTACATCAATATCTTTTTCAATTGGCATTTCATTAGAAGGCATACGATTTATAAATTCATTCATAAATTCATTTGCGTTTCCATAATCATCTCCTTTTTTTAATAATATTGATAGTATTACACCACCATCTTCGTCGGTTGTTGGATTGCTGTTATGATAAAGTAATATTTCTAAATCAGAATAACTTTCATTTATAGTATGCATACTTGTATGGTGTATTGTCATTTTACGAAGATAGAAAAATTCATTTTTAAATTTAATGAGACAATTAGGGGAAAATGTTACAGTTGGAATATTATTAGTCATACTAATACTACACGTTGTTGGTTCATATTTAGATGATAATCTACATAATGAATTACAGGGGTCAATTTTACTAGTATCGATATTTAAAGGTGATGTTTTTGGTGCTTTTTTATTACATGTTCTATATTTGCTAGACCATTCTCCAGAACGGTCAAAAGCCCACATACCTGGTGTTTTTGCGTCATTTAATTTTCTAGGAGGTGCTGTCATTTATTATTATTTATTATATGTTTATTCTATTTTTTATTCTATTTATTATTCTTTACTATTTATTATTTACTATTTACGATTTACTATTTATTATTTTTATTTTATTATTTATATATTTAACATATAATTTAATTAACTAATTAAATTATATGTTAAATATATAAATAATAAAATAAAAATAATAAATAATTATTATAGAATAAATAATAATTATTCTAGAGACTAATAATTACAGATACTAATAATACTAGAAATAAATTAAAATGATAATAAAAAGTTTATTATTTATAATTGTATGTCTATTTTTATATGAAACTTATAAAAATACTTTACAAATGAAAGAAGAATATTTTACTATGTTAAATAATAGTTAAAAAGGAAATATAAAATATAAAATAAATTGAAAATAAATAATAATATTATAATGGGCTTATCCTTAAATAAAGAAGAACTACAAAATAGAATGAGAGTAGAACATGTTAATAACTTTTTAAAACAAAATAAATCATTAAATACCAGATATGAAAAACATATTTTAAACTTTGAAAGTTTAGTATATCTATGTTGTTTAAAATTAGGCTTGCAGATTATTATTCGAGAGTTTTATAAATTTTAAATTATAATTATATATATAAAAAATATTTTTAAAAATATTTTTTAAATAATATTTAATCATAGTATCAATTATTACATTAGAAATAAATATTAAAATAATATAGTATTAAATAATAATATA